TGGCTTCTGCCTCTGCGGCAGCTTTTGCTGCCATCTTGGCGCTTTCTGCGCCCCGTTTCAGGAATGTGAAAGCCATTGCTCTCCTTCTGGTCGATGATACGACCGTTGACCTACTCTACCATAGGTGTGTGGGTTTGTCAAATGCAATCAATTGCAGGAGTCAGGGGTCCACTTGCCATGCCCAATGCACGATTATCCAATCCCCAAGGCAGAATTCTTCGGTAATGTCCGACTCTGGTTTCCCCGCCTTCCGCATCTGTGCAGCCCACCATGGATAGAACGTCAACAGAATCTCAAACTCTGTCAACGTGTGCTCACCATCGAGGTCTTGATAGCGGAATGTTCTCATCACAGCAGGGTGATTGCTGCTCCCATCTTTGCCGCGAGACGGGACTCATAAATGGCCACTTCGCGCCTCAGACCGTCAAGAATAGCCGTGTAATAATCATCATTGGTGATGATGCCCTTGGCCACCAAGAGCCGTGTCAATGACCCCACGTCTGCCATGACGCACGCCAACCCGGTGCGTAGGTGCTTGGGCGTCCCATCCTGTGACCCCAACTCATGCTCGTGCATCACACCCGTCTGAATGGCGTGCCCCAGTCGAGAGTACTCCCGAATGAAATCCTTTTCGGTCATAGCTGCTCCTGAATCTTGTCTCGGAGATAATCCGGATGGCATTCTGCCGGATCCTTCACCCCGTCATCCAACCGAATCACCTTATGCTTCAATCCCAACTGCTGACAGAAGTGAGCATACCGGCCCACACTCTCCTGCCCTGCCTCATCCCGGTCGGGGATCTGGATGACCATGCCACAGTCTCCCAGCTTCTTCATCTTCTCCAGTGTGGGCTTGGCGGTCAAATTGGCCACGGTCTTGGGGAAGGCTTGCACCGTGCGCCACAGGTCGAACTGTCCCTCCACCACGACCACAGGTCCGGAGAGGTTTAAGACCGGCTCTCCATACCAGACGAGTCTGGCATTGTTCACACTCTTGAAGGTGTAGTCGTAATGTTTCTGTGGACCCTTCGACCCATCGTCCACAATGGTGCGTCCTCTGGCTCCGGCAAGCCGTTTGTATACATCCCAGTAGGGAGCCACGATCATCTGCCGCTTCGGGTCATAGCGCAAATCATACTGAGCGATGGTCGTGGCTGATACCTCACGGAAGGTGAGATACTTCAAGGCGTCTATCACCCATGACACGGACTGGAAACTCTCCAGCCAATACTGTGGCCACTCTTGAAACACCTGTTGGGGCTTCGTGAATTCCCCATACGCAGGGAGCGGCACCACATACTGTTCTTCTGAGAGAATCTGGTGGCACCGGGCGAAGTCGTACTGCCCGGTGCCCTTGCTGTATAACTCCAACACGTGGAGTAACTCTTCGGCGCTTCCCTGCCGACACGCGAAACAGAGGAAGTAACTCCGCTCTCCGGGGGAGATACTCAGGCCGAAACTCGGGGTGAAATCGGTATGGTGTTTGTGGGTCCACGGAGCCAGTACACAGCTAGACTCGACCCACCCGTTATCCTTGGCGCGTATCTGAGTGGCCCCTAACGCTTCTAGGAAGGCCACGGCTTGCTCAACCGTCATACATCAACAATTAAATGTAAAATCAACTAACCATCATCATCAACACATCAGAGTGTTAATTTACGCCCACCATTGACATCGTCCACGATGCGAGCACCGGGGACAAACGTCACCGCCTCTGCCACCGCATTCGTACCATCGTGATTACGCTGATGCGTCGTCACTTGCACCACACATCCCACGCCGGGGATTTCCATGGCTTTGGTACTTTTCATCCAGCCTTCAGCCTGACTGGAGGCTTTGCAGAGTAACCGAAACATGTCTCCATTGCCAATCACCAGTAGATCAGGGATCGCTCGTTTTGCGCTCGCCTCATCCACATTGCTCAACGTCTTCTCCATCAAACCCTCCACGCCCAATGAACAATCACAAAATCCTCGACACAGGATTCTTCTGATATCTCATGGGCTTTCCCTATTCGACGCATCTCTCCCGACCAATACGGAAAGAATTGCGCCAGAATCTCCGCACGAGTCATCTCGTGCTCCCCGGTTTGATCTTGGTAGCGGTACCGAGGCTCTGCTACTGCGTAGGGTCTGACACGGGCTGAGGTTCAAAGTTCTTGGCGAAATACTTCTGCTCCACCAACCACTGATCCTTGGGATTGTCCGGGTTCTGCCCGATCCAATCTCCTTCCTTCGGTGACCCGACCTTCACATCCTCGGGTCCGACCGAAATACCCGTCATGTCCTCACCCGGCACATACGGACGGAGCAATCCCGGCTTCTTGCGGTACCACTTGAACATTGTCCACTCCTTGGGTTACAGCCACGTCTCCACGATTACGACGGGGTCTTCTGGTTCACGCGGGACACGGATGGTTCCGGCTGGCACTTGCTCCCGCGCTTCATCGAGACTTTCACACAAACAGGCAATCCCATGGTGCGCCACAATCCCCGGCTCCGGAATAAACCACATCCGCACCGCAAAGTGGTTGGGGAAGTCGAGTGGACGATGGTAAATCGTCCACCCGTAGAAGAGGTCTTCGGGGTCGAAGGCTGTCACAACCGGCCACGACCCATCAAGAAGTACACCAGCAAGATGATCAGCACGACGGTCAGCAACCCGCTGGGACCATACCCCCAATTTCGGCTGTAGGGATACCATGGTCCCGTGAGCGCCAGCACAATCAGCAGCACGAGCAGGATCAACAGCATGGGTAGCTCCTTATGCGGGGCGTACGGACTTCAACGTGCGTACTCCCGGCACGTCTGTCAGATGTTCCTTCAGTTCGAACTCACTGAGCAATTTTCGCAGAGGTGTGATGCCAATGTCCACGACTTCAGTGGTCACCTCGGCTCCAAACTTTTCCAACAGCACCTGAATCAGCGCCAGCGGGTTCTGGGCTACGGCCTTGGTGCCTCGCTCGGAGAATTCCACCTCTCCCTGTGGACAGACGAAGAGAGCGGGCTTCTTGTCCTCCAGCGTCTCGTTGGCTATGGCCACCAACTGCTTGCGGATATCGTCCATCCGCTTGACGAGGGTCTTGACTTCGAAGTATTCGAACTTCTCGTAGAGAGCGATGTACTCCGCCGTCAACGCTTCCACCTCTGACTGGGGTGTCTCGACTACCTTGGGGATGACCACCGGTTCTTCGATGACCGGGGCTGGTGTTTTCACCAACATCTTCAACGCCATCGTCTCTCCTATGCTCGCCGCCGCCACACCATTACGGTGCGCCACGCATGTGTGCGCTTGGCTGTTCGTGGTACAGCGTACTGGGCATACTTACCCGTCCACTCCCACTCTGGAGTCTTGAATAACGCCCCAAGCCAAACAGCCGGGATATCTTTCTCGTAGAGCCCTTGAGTAACCATCACCGCTACCACGTCACGTGACGTGACCGTCTTCCCGTGTTCAGTCAACTGCCACGCAATGTCCCGTGCGATCTTCAACTGCTTCTGCCGGGTGTATTCCAACAACGCCATCGCCGCATCCGTAGAAGACTTCTTTTTCTTCGGCAGATGCAAATTGCTCTTCTTGAGTGGAATTGAACTGATGGTCAAACCCATTGTAACTCGTGGCTCTCTTCGGCGGTGGTTACCTGTCCTATCGGCGGGCTCACCTGATGAAAGGTCATGGAGGTGAAATCCCATGCGATGGAGAACTGCCCCACCTCGCCATTGCGGCCCTTCATGACTTGGACCTTCCGCTGCTTCATCGTCTCGATGCCGTCTTCTTGGAAGAGGGAGAGGGCGATACTGGAGATTTGCCCGATGGCATCACTATACCCGATGTCTTCCAGATCACCTTGGTCACTCCCACCCTTCTTGGCTTTCTTGGTCGCTTCGCGGTTGAACTGCCACGAGCAGAACGCCATCATCTCCAAGTCGGTGCAGTGCCGCTTGATGAGTTCCACGTTCTCGGCGGCTCGGGTGAATCGGTCCAATCGGACGTTCCGATGGCGGAGAAGGTACGCCCCATCAATCACGATGACCCGGCATTCCAACATATCCGCCAGCGCGAACAGGTCTTCGACGCTCGTGGCGAGGTTACCATCCACCACGTACATCTTGGCCTGCTCCAGCGCCAGCGTCTTGAGGCCCGCATAGAACTTGGCAAAGGTTTGGTGGCTGTAGCCAGCCACCTTGAGTTGGGCGATATTCTGATGGGTATAGAGCGCCGTAATGCGCTGGGCGATGGGGAGCGTCGTCATCTCCATGGAGACATAGAGCACATTGAGCTTCCGCTTCATCCAGTTGTGGAGCGCCGTCCACAGGGTCAGCCATGTCTTGCCCACCGCTGGCCGACCGACGAAGGAGATGACATCTCCGGGCATCACCCCGCCACTTTGCTGATCCATATAAGGCCATCCAAACATCGCCACCGCATCCTGCAGGGTGGTCTGATGGTAGGCGGTCAGCACCACGTGGGGGGCATCCAGTGCCACGTCCATGATACGAACCCGATACTTCTGTTCGGTGATATCTCGGATGCACCCACGCATCACATTGAGGGCAGACTCATGGGCATTCTGATCCTCTTTGAGGATCGCTTGCGACTCGACGTTCGCTTGGTTGATTTTCTCGTAGCAATACTGCTGTTCCAGCAGGCCGACGTAGTAACTGGAGGGCTCGGGTGCCTCGACGGGCACCATGTCCGGGAAGTGCGCCTGTAACGTCTCGATTTGCGGGAGGGCGTGGTGGAGCTTCAGGTGGTCCACCACCCACGCATACACCGGTTGCTCATATGGTTTGAAGAGCGCCGGAGAGAGCTTGGCCTTCTGCCAGAGCATGGGGTTCTGATCGGCACACAGCCGCTTGATGGCCTTACTGCCCAGTGCAAATGCCACTACACCCCCTGCAATTGCCGCTGCAACAACACCACTTGGGCCTGCTTCAGTGCCTTCACAATGGTGTCCATGGTGATATCCACCCCATGCTCCTGCGCGAAGGCTTGGATACCCGCAATGGAGGCCGTATCCGGAGCTACGGCATTGATATGGAGCCGCTGCGCCAGCAGGGCAAGGACGGTCAGCAAATCTTCCGCTTCGTCCAACGGCTCCATATCGTCTTCAGGGTCTGGCTTTTGTGGCTCCGGATCCGTCATGGTGCGATCCCGGTGTTTATGACTCATGGTTACTCCGTCACCAGTGTGAAGCGGCTGAGGAAATCTCGGAAGGGTTCGCCGTAGATGCCGACGAGGCCCTTCAGGTCTTCGATGTACACCACGGTGGGCTTGCTCTTGGTGGCTCGCTCCAGCAGCAAGTCGTACATGGTCTGCACCCGCCACGCGGGGATGTTCTTCCCCATCGCACTCATGAACAGGTTGGGTACCAGCAACACCGTGGGACTCGGGGGGTGGTTGCCGTTCATCGTGCTGTCCAACAGGCTGTTCAACGGAATGACCCGCGCATCAACGTAGTTCCGTACCAACGCTGCAGCAATTGACTGACAACGCGTATCAGGACGTGTCACGCCCTGTAGCACGAGGCCGGGAACGCCTTGTGCCTTATAGTGCCAGAACTTCTTGACCCAATCCACCTCGACGGGTCCACAGTGCTTGGTCATGGACTCATAGAGGAAGTGGCCCTGAATTCCGGCCGTGGTACAGACCCGTTCAAAGTCCGCGAGAATCCGCG